ATCTTCATCTGCGTGCCGAGCGTGATGCGCTGGGCGACGTGATAGCCATGCAGAACGACGCTCACGGATGCGGCTGTGCCGGGCGATTCATAGGTGGCGGCGTCGTAGGTGTCGATGCGCTGCGCCTGGGTGAGCGTGATGCTCTGGCCGGCGGCCTCATTCGTGATGGTGCCGCTGACGGCAGAGGATGTGCGTGTATGGTCGGCGCCGGCGTTGCCTACCCAGTGCCAGCGGCTGTTGGCTGCCGACCCTTGGACGCGCAGCCAGTGCGCTTCCTTGACGATGCTCATGCCGTTGGCGCTGTCGAAGATGTCGTCAGACGGCTCAAAGCGGATGGTGAGCACCGGCCCGTAAGTTTCGACTTTATCGCTCGTGCCGTCGCTCAGCGTGAACGTCTTGTTGTTCAGCGAGCTGCCGGTGACGGTGAGCTTCATGCCCGCCTGCAAGGTGCCAAGCCGGCCGGCGACGTCGTGGATGCCGGCAGAACCAAACCCAATCTGGTTGGACGATGCGATGCCCCAACCGATGGGCTGCACTTGCGTATCGTCGGGCATGTGCTCGAGCCGGCCGTCGGTGCGCTGGTAGTAGCGCCATGCGAGGGTCGAATACCAGCCGCGGCACCGTAGCGTAGCCCCTGACTCGCCGCCGGTCGCCACCGACTTGCCGTAGACAGGCCGCGCCCGCTCGGCGAGCAGGCGGTCACGGTAGGCGGTCGCCATGGCGGTCGTCGCCTGTCCCAGCGATTCGAAGTGTTCCCGGATGCCGTATTCGCCCTGGCTGGCGGCGTCGTCCGTCCAGGCGGTTGTCTGCGCTGATTCGATGGCACCTTCCAGCGAGGAGTAGGTGACGGCGACCCTATTCCGCAGCTTGTCAAGCGTCGCGCTGATTGACCAACCGTCTAGCTGGAGGGCCACTTCGTAGACGAATCCCCACCAGACGATAGAGCCGTTGGGGTTGTAGATGGCGACCGGGTAGCGCAGCCAGTCGCGCAGCGATTTGAGCCCGGCCCGGGTGCCGGTGACTTGGATCTCGCTCTCGACCGGCCCGCCGCTGGCCGCTGCCTTCCAGCGCAGCGGGCGGAAAGCAAGGTCAGCCTGTGCGGTGATGATTGCGCCGCTACGGTTCTCAAACTCTACACCAAAGGTACTAGACATTATCGTACACCGGCCTGTACCAGGCCCGGACGGTGATGGCGCGGCCGGCGTTCCAGGCTGCGTTTTCGTCCGCCATGATGTAGATGCGCTGGTCGCGTTCGGGGAAGACCATCAGCGGCGCACCCGATGACCGCAGCGTCGGGTAGCGGCTGGATCCGGACAGCCAGTAGGTGCCGCCCTCGACGCCGTCGTCTTCGATGGCCTCGCCGTTGGGAATGGTGTAGGCGTTCTGGCGCAGCCTGCGATAGCTGTCGGTAGGCATCAGCATGACGAAATCCAGCGTGCCGCCGCCGGATGCCGCAGCGCGCACGGTGATGGCCAACGCCGCCGCCGCATTCGCCACGTTGTAACCGCCTGGTGGGAGGGGGAACTCGCCCAGGTCGATGACGCCGCCAACGTTCTGGCGCTCCGGGCCGATGCGCCCAAAGTCGAAGACGCCGCCGACGTAGGGGCCGACAGATGCACGTACTGCCGCTGTGGCGGAGATGCTGGTGAAGGCGCCAATCACGCGGAATGTGCGCCCCTGCGTCTGCCCGAGCAGCGTCGCGCTCAGCGGGATCAGCCACTGCAGCGCGCTGTGCCCGGTGCCGGCCGCCCAGCTGGACGTCGCGCCGCCCGTAGCCTCCGACCCCAGCAGCCACAGGTCGGCGCTGCCAGGCGAGCTATAGGCATTGACGCCAATGTAGAAGTTGCGCCATGCCAGACCGCTGCCGCTGCTGTTCGTGATGCGCAAGCGGATGGGTGCGGGCTGCGTGCCCTTGACGCGTGAGGACACAATCTGCGCCCAGTTCGGTGTCCCGGCGTTGTCGTTAATCGAGAGCGACACGCCGCCGGTGCGTTCGGACTGGCTGGAACTGGACAGGTACAGCTCCTCCTCCGGCCCTTCCCACTTGGGCGCCCGCTCCCAGGTCACCGTCACGCGCACCGTGCTGGTGGCGTTGTAGAGACTGCGCTCGGCCGGCACCTGCGAGTAGTTGGCGTCGCCGCCAAACAGCTCGGCGCGGTAAATGTCGCCGCTGTCGACCGGCCGGAATTCGACAAAGTAGCGCGCGGTCAGGGTCCTGTCCCGGTTCGCCGCCGCGCGCAGCAACTGCTGGATGTCCTGGACGGCGGTGCGGATGGCGCTGTCTGTGCCCTCCAGGATGACCGGCACAGACTCGCCGATGCGCTCTGCGCCGGACTGGCTGGCTGGGAAGTAGGTCGCGCCGACGTAGGTGCCGGATCCGCTGAGGGTCAACGTTGTCGTGCCGTCGGTGATTCGTAGCAGCATTACGCCCCCACCATTACCAGCTGATCACGCAGGATGTCGCCCAGCCTGCGCGCGTCCGCCTCGCTGCGCACGGTCACGCCGCCCAGGTTGATGTTGATCGTCTTGCCTTCGCTGGTGGGCAGATTGTTGGTCTGGCCATTGGTGTAGATGCGGCTGCCGGCCGGCAGTACAATCTGCTCATAACCGCGTTCGTCGATGGCGGTCTGCCCGCCGGGGAAATACGACGTGCCGCCCGCGCTGCCGTCGTCAGACCCGCCAGCAGCGCCGCCCCCTGGCAGGTGGGAGGCGACGGTATTCCAGGCATCAGCCAGCGGAGCGAATGGGTTCGGCAGGCTTATTCCGCCCAGGAAATCTTTGAATGCCGAGATAGCTTCGGTTACTTTGCCGACGATATCGATCACGGGCTGAATGTAACCCTTAACCTTCGTCCAGATATCCTCGAACGTCTTGCGGATGCCTTCCAGGTGGGGCGTAATGTCCAGCCCCATGTCCTTGAGGGTGTTGACGATGGCGTCGTAGAGGATTTGGGCGATGGTCGCCGTGAACGTCCCGAGGCGAGACAGCAGGCCACGATAGTAGGTAGAGAATGCCTCCACGCCACTCTGCGCCGCCGCCCACACGCCTGCCCAGTCGCCATCGATGGCCGCCCGTACCGCCGCAATGACGGCCGTCAGCACAGACGAAATCAGTTGCAGCGTCGCCGTCACCTGGTCGATGATGGGTCCCACCAGCCCGGGCAGGTTGTTGAAGACCGCCGCCAGCGTGTTGACGCCGAACGCTGCCGCCGTTGCCAGACCGGCGCCAATCATCATCAGCAGCGGCTGCAATGCGGTTACCAGGCCGCCAGCCGCCGCCCCAAGTTCGGCGAGTTTGGGCATGATGGGCGCCAGCGCCGTGGGTATGCCGGCGAACGCCTCCTGCAATCGCTGGACGGACGGCGCAAAGAATGCAGCCAGCGTGCCCGCCAGTGCCATGGCGTTGGCGTATAGCGACTGAAATCCTGTTGCCACCGGCTGGAGGGCAGCGGGCAGCAGGCCAATCGCCTCGCTCGCCTCGCCGGAATTGACCCCCGCATCCAGCATTGCCAGCCCTATCATCTGGAGCGGGTAAATAATGCTTTGCAGCGCCGGCCCCACCTGCGCAGCAATCTCCGCCGTGAGATCACGGATGCCGCCGAAATTTGTGGCCCACGCGGCAGCGAGCGCACCGACGCCGACCACAATCAGGCCGATGGGCGACAGCAGGAAGCCGATCGCTGCCGAAATGCCGGTGATTGCCAGCATGAGCGGACCGGCTGCCGCCAGCACAGCACCAAAGGCCACGGCGGCGTCCATAAGCGGGCGCGGCAGCGAGCCGATCGCTGTCAGGCCGTCGGCGGTCATGCGTACAAAATTGCCCATCATGTCCAGGTAGGGCAGGGCTGCCCCGATGAGGAAACTATCGATCGAGCCCTTCAGGTATTCGATGGCGCCTCGCATGCCTTTCATGCGTGAGTTGGCGACATCAGTGGCGGCGCCGGCAACGCCCAAGGCGTCGGCCATTTCGTTCCAACTGTCAGTCCCTTCGGACATGAGCACCGAAATAGAGCGGATGGCATCGGCGCCGAAGATGGTGGACAATGCCTGCTGCCGCTGTTCCTCTGTCAGTGTTTTCATGACAGTGGATGTCGTGCCGCCAATAGCGGCGAGCTGCGCATACTCGGCCTGGGCGGCGGCCAGCGTCCGGTTCAGCCTGTCCTGCGCAACAACCTTATCGTTCTCCGACTGCGCCACGCCGGCAATACCAGACGCATAGTTCGCCAGCTGCGTCTGAGTCTTGGAGATTGTGCTTTTCAGGTACTCCATACGCTTGGCTTGCTCGGCAGTCAGGTTTGACGATGTGACCGTGACGGCATTGGTGCCGTACAGCCCCTGCTGTAGATCCGCCAGGATGGCCGGGAACTCACGCATGTTGCCCTGGGCGTCGAAGACGTTGACACCCAGGCCTGCCAGTGCTGCCGAGGCTTCGTCCGTGGGTGCGGTCAAGCGCATCAAAGCGGTCTTCAAAGAGGTGCCGGCGTCGGAGCCTTTGATGCCGTTGTTGCCCAACAGCGCCATGGCGATGTTGAGATCGTCGATGCTCTGGCCGGCGGAGGAAAACACAGCACCTGCCATCGTCATGCCGGCGGCAAGGTCCGTAATATCGACACTGGAGGCGTTGGCCGCAGCCGCCAGCATGTTGGCGATGTCGGTGGTGTCGGATGCATTTAGGCCGAACGTGTTGACGGCGTTGGCGGCAATCTCCGCGGCCTGCGCCACGCCCATGCCGCCGGCCGCCGCCATGTCGAGCACGCCAGGCATGGCGGCGAAAACCTCCATGGGTTTCAAGCCGGCCTTAGCGAGCTCGAGCTGCGCCTGCGCCGCCTCACCTGCGCTGAACGACGTCGCCGCGCCTAGATCCAGCGCCTGCTGTTGCATCATCGCCATCTGGTCGGCCGTCGCGCCGCTGACCTGCGCCATGATGTTGAGTGATTGCTCGAAGTCGGCGGCGCTGTCGATGGCCGTGGCGGCGATGCCCACCAGGGGCGCTGTGACGCCCAGCGACATGGCCGTGCCGGCCTTGCGCATGGAATCGGCGAGGGAGGAAATTGATTGTTCGGCCTGATCGGTGCCTATTTCGATCTTGCCGTAGGCAGAGCCAAGGTTTATGCCTGACATGTGTCACCCGCTAATCGTCGTCCCACGTCCCGTCCTCTTTCACCCGGACCTTGCGCAGTCCTACCGCGCTGACCGGCGCATACTCCTGCGCTATCGCTGTCTCATCTCCTAGCAGTTTCGCCAGTGAGTGCTTTGGCTTGCCCGACTTGTCGCGCTCGTTGAGCTTGCCTTCCACCCAGGCCCCAAACTGCGCCACGGCCATGTCAAACTGGTAGGCCGCCCAGGGGTCGTCTACGCCGATGACCTCGCTAGGTCGCCGGTGGTAGGTCACCGACAGTGAATGTAGATTCCACACTTCCGTTCGGTTGGTGACGAAAAGGCTCCAACTTACCGGCCACCTGGTTGGCCCAGTTGAAGATCGCCTGCTTGTCGTAGCTGCCCAGCTCGGCGACGTCCAGCTCGGCGGGGGCGACGATGCAGGCCTTGCAGACCACATCGAGCACCTGCCCGAATTTCTCTACGTCGTTCAGGTCGACCGGCTGGTCTGCCTTGCGTTTGAGTATCTCTGCCACCGGTGCCCGCAGCGTCGCCGGGATCTGGCCGGCCTGCGCGAGGTCCAGCAGCGCCACTTTCTTTAGCTGCACTTCCAGCCCAGAGGGGAGGGTGAACGCCTCCCCCTGCTGCTGCCGTGCGCGCCATTCTGCTAGGTTCATGAGGCTCCTTAGCTGGCCGGCACAGTGGTCGCCGTCTCGTTGTGGATCAGCTCATAGAGCTTCGTGCCGTTGTCCACGGCGATGCCGCTGGCGGACTGGATGAAGAATTCGCCGTCCTTCCACTCGCCTTCCAGCCCGTCGGTCAGCTTGGCCTTGTAGATGAGGCAGTGAATATCGCTGCCGTCGTCGTTGACAATCTTCCCGTAGATCTTGAAGTACGGGTAGGTGTCGCCGGCCCGGGCGAGGATGGTGTTCTTCTGGTTGGGTGTGGTGCCGCTGGCTGTGATGGTGCGACCGGTCAGCACCTTGATGGCGTCGAAGCTAAGGCCACCCGCCTCAAGGCTCCACTCGACTTTGTCGGTAAGGGCAGCAATGGCGACCGTGGCATCGTTGCCTCGCAGCTCACCCGAAGTCAGCGCCTCCTTAAAACCCAGCGTCTGTGCTGCGCTAAGCGCTACTGCTGTGCCCGAGGGCAGCGGCACGAGCGTAATCTGCCGCAATCCAAAGGGCTTGACATCACTTGTCAATGGCATTTTGTGTCTCTCCTTATATGCGGCTAGAGCGCCGCTGCTGTTTCCTCTTGCACGAACTCATACACGACGGAACCGTTGCTGACTGCCACACCCTTCGCGTACGTCACCCAGAACTCACCGTCACGGAACGTGCCCTCCAGTGCTTCCACTTTGCAGCGGTAGAGCCGGCAGATCACGTCGCCGCCGCTAGCACTCACCGCCCGGCCGGCGATGCGCAGATAGGGCATCTGTGCCCCGGCGTCCTGGCTCAGCGTGAGCGTGCGGTTGGGCGTACTGCCCACCTGGCTGGCCGTGCCGCCGGTCAGCTTGGCGAGCGCCTCCAGGCTTATACCGCCCGCCTCCATCTCCCACTCCGCGCCGGCCACGAACGAAGCCGCACCAACCAGGTGGCCGTCGGCTTCGAAGCGTGCTGTCTCAAGCAGCGGCGTGACGTGCATCATCAGCGTTGCCGGCAAGAGCACCTTGTTTGCGCCCGCCGTGTCGTAGAGGGCGATTTGGCGCAGGCCGAAGGGGAAGTCACCGTACCCTGCCATGTCAGCCCCTGTTCACCGTCGCTACGTAACGTGACATAATCGCCGGCACGTCCAGCGCCTGCATCTCGATACCCAGCAGGTCGTTGGCGTGCCGCACGTCCCACAGACCGTCACTGCCGGCCAAGGTAGCACGGTGCAGTAGCTGGTAGGCCCGCTCCCGGCCGGCGTCGATCGCGGCGCTGCCGGACTGCTGGTAGAACCATACCGTCACAAACAGCCGTGAGCCGTCGGGGTGCGGGCCGGCCGGCGCCTGCGTCTCAGGCTTCACAATGGCACAGGGCAACAGCTCGCTGTACTGGTCGTACGCTGCCGGCGTCGCCTGGCGGGAGATGTCATTAATCTCCGTGCCGTCGTACAGCCCGCCGGTGAGAATGCCGGCCAGTGTAGTGTCGCCCTGGAGGGCAGCGAGAATGGTGGCGTAGGCGGTCATGCGAACGCCTCCCGCAGCATCTGCATCAGCGGTTCATAGTGGCTCTCCATGGTGCGCATGATTACCCCATACCTGGACGAGTGCGCTAGCTCCAGCCAAATGCCGTAATCTATCGTTGCGCCGTGGCTCAGAAAGATGGTGACGACCCGGCTGCTGAAGTCCGCCTCGCTTGTCCCAAAGATGCCCGTACGGGCGTTGCCGGTGCGGTCCGTCCAGGGCGCATC